ACCAGATACTGTGCCTCCGTTATCTCCTCGGAGTTGATTTATCTCTCCATGAATTCTTCCATTAACTTGGTACTTCATTATTGATGATAAAAAAGTTCCATGAAATTTGTTAATCTCTCTTGCACTAACAATAAGTTGTGCTATTTTGTTTTTATTATTAATCAACCAATTTTGAGTAAAGGAAGGTTCTTTTGTTTTTTCGGTACGTGGGTACTCTAACTTTAATTTGTCAAAAGCTTTGGCAATCTGGCGTGATGCCCAAATGTCTACTTCTATTCCTGATTCTTTTTTTATGGCCAATAATATTTCTTTTTCTTGGTTCTTCATTTCTTTTTGTAATTCTGCAGCTTTTTCCACTTGTACTCTCACACCTCGTTGACGCATCTTTATTAGTATCGGAAGCAACTGCTGCTCCATCTCCCAAACAGTAGTTAAACTTTGAGTAGCTATTTCTTGTTTAAATCTTTGCCATAATTTTAAAGTTAACTCTGCATCTTGTTCAGCATAATAACCTACATGCTCTGCCGGTAATTTCCACATCTCAGCTTTTGGGTCTATACCGTGAGCTGCTGCTGCCTCTCTTAATTCTGTTTCTGCCTTTATCTCGTTCAAATAATCTACTGATAAAGCATTTAAAGAATATGAAAATCTGTTCTCATCTATCAGTGCAGCTGCAATCATTGTATCTACTATTGGTCCGTTGACCGTGATTCCAGATGCTTGTAGCCAACCTACATCATATTGTGCATTATGAAAAATTTTAGTATTAGGCAGAGCACATATATCTTTCATATATTTTTTAACTTGTTGTGGTATCATATTACCACCACCTAGATGACCAAAAGGAAAATATCCCTTCCATCCCTCTACAGCCACTGCAAAACCAACAATCTCTCCTTTTCCTAAAGCCCAACCAGCACCAAGCTTTTCATTTAAACCCTCATCTCTTGTTTCTAAATCTATAGCTATTTCTTTATATTGAGATAAATCTTTGTATTCTATTGGTGTGTTCCACATTGATTTTTTAAAAGTTAGTGTCAACTGTAATCCATTACTCATTATAAACACTCTCCATCTACAAAAGGATAATAGTTTATATTTAAAACAATTCTACATTTTTTATCAGTGCAGGTAGAACCTAAATGACTTGTATTAGAATCGAAATCAATAAGCCTATTTTCTACACTTTCTATTTTTTGTCCATCTGAAAATTTAGTATAACCATTATTAGTATTTAAATAATAAATAGCTGTTCTATTATTATAAAAGTCTGTATGAAATGCATGTTCTCTAATCTTTTCAGTTTTTAAAAGTAAGTTAGCTTTTATTCTACATATTGCTTTAACATTTAATTTTTCAATAATGGGTTTTATAAGTTTATAACCGGCTGAATCTGAACCGCCTCTTCCTGTAAAAAGTGTGTGAACAAATTGGCTTAAATCTAAATTATTTAAATCAGAATCATAAACAACATACGGAGTAAAAAACCACGGAAAATAACTACTAGTCATAATATTTTGTAGCTCTTCAAATTCTTTTTTAGGTAAAAAATTATCTACTATTTTTAAATTTTGATCCATGGCTATTCCTAAAAATAATTAAAATTAATTAACATTCTATTATTACAATCTGTTGAATTAGTTCCATAATGTTCTTGATCAGCATCAAAAAAAACCATTCTATTACCTACACTATTTATTTTAGTATCTCCTATCATGGTATACCCATTATTATTATTTAAATAATATATTGCAGCTTTTGATTTAAAATCTTGATCAGCATGGTTTTCAAACTCTATTAATTCTTTTGTTATAGGGTTTAAATTTGCTTTTATTCTTATTAAAGATTTAGGTTGTAATTTATCTATTAGTGGAGTTAAAATATTAAAATGCTCAGAGTTGATATGATTGTCTCTATAAAATATATGAACAAACTGATAATCAAATAACTTGTTAGTAGGTTTGATTTTACCATCAAAATAAAACCAAGCAAAATTTTTTGATTCTATGAATCTTTTTATAATTAAATAATCTTGAGCAGGTAAATAATTATCTATTACTTTAACACTATCACTCATTTATTTTTACCAAAGTCCTTACTATAGTTGTTGTAGGGTTTAGATCGTAGTCTTTTATGCACCCTGTTAATAAACTGTTTAACAGCACAAGGACCACAATAATAAATTTCGTTTTCAATAATGACTGCATCTTTTTCACACTTTGAGCATTTAATTTTTTGTTTTGTTTTCATCTTTACGATCTTTTAGGTGTTTTATTTCTAGATCACAATAATGTTTTATCTTTTCTAAATCTTCTAAGGGTTTGCCTTTGTTTAAATATCTACATACATATTTTATTATATTTGCTTGTAATGGATTTAAATTATTTTTTCTTATAAATGTCCAGGGTTGAATGATAAATTTTTTGTAATGTGATCCTCCGACCTGTCTATCGTTTGGAAAAGTTTCATCAAATAAATTTTTATTTGTCATTTTTTTCTTGTACATAAATTAAATAATCTTGTCCAATTGGGTAATTAAACTTATAATCAGTTCTCAATAAATGTAAAGTTTTTCGTGCTCTAGTAACACCAGTGTACCAAACTTTACGTTCATCACTTTTTTCTTGTTTATTTTTACTTTCATAATTAGAGGGATAATTACCTTTACTATACAAGACAACATGATTCGCTTCTCCACCTTTAACACTGTGTATTGTATCTATAGTAATTAATGGCTCCTTATCTAATTCTTTCTGTCCATATCTTCTTAATAATCTAATAAAATGTCTTACTTGTTTTGGTTTAAAATTCCTTCTTAAAATCCAATACCAGGGTTTAGTTTTTTGATCATCTTCTAAAGTAAGACCACACCATTCTTTTAAATCTTGAAAATTATACTCTTTAAAATCTGGTTGAGCTCTCCAAAATTTATCTAATCTATAAGCCGGGTCTTCTAATTCTCTTATGTGTTTGTACATAACACGAGCTGCTTTCTTATCTATCTTTTTACCTTTTGTAATTGCAGTCCAAGCTTTAATAGATTCCCACTGTTTTTGATCGAAACACTTTGTGCCTTTGTTATCTTTGTAATAAAGTCCAGCATCTTTTGCTAACATTCTAAGTTCATTTACAGTTTCATTAATTCGACCAAGTATGTACCAATCCTCGTTAAAATTTTCAAAAGGTATTTCTTTGAATGATAAATATGCTTTAACAAAACCTTTTGTTCCACCAGGTAGATACTCTTTCTCTTCACTATCGTTAATACCTCTTCTAATTACTTGTGAAAACCTATGGATAGCCTCGCCAAATCTCTGTGTTCTTCTAAGCTTTACTTTGCGGCCAGGGAAAAATTTTGTAAAATATTTAGGATCAGCTCCATTCCATTTGTATATCGCTTGATCATCATCTCCTGCTAAATAAATCCTTTTCACATCTGGGGCCATTTTATAAATTACCGACCACTGTAGTGGAGTACAATCTTGTGCCTCATCCAATATTAAAACTTTAAGTGATGGAAATGTAACCTCTTTGATAGCTCTTTCAATCATGTCGTCAAAGTCAATGAATGATCTCTCGCCACCACCAGTTTTATAATGTTCATAAGTGCTTATCTTTCTAAGAAATACAGTTAATGAATCTCTTTTGTAAGTTTCTAATTTGTATGCTTCCTCCGGTTTGATTAATAAATTTCTAGCTTTGCTATAGACACCAAGAGACCAATCCTTATACATAAAATTATCGTCAGCTAATCTCTTATCACTTGTCTTAATTACTTTTGTTTGTAGTGCAAAGTCTATTGTGCAATCTTTAGGATCAAACACTTCTTCTGGAAAGTATCTTCTGCAGTAAGTATGTAATGTTCTAAATCTTGAAAAATCGTCTGTGTTATATTGTGGAAAAGATTCCATAGCTCTTCTTATTGCAGTGTTGACTGCTTTGTTAGTAAAAGATAAGTAAGCTATCTGCTGTGGTTTAACACCTTTTCTCAAATAACTTTTTAAAACTTTTTCTATTAAAGTATATGTTTTACCTGTACCAGGAGGCCCAAAAATTTTTATAGTTTTGTGATAAAGTTCTTTTAATATTTTTACTTCTTGAGCCTTATCCATCAAGTTTTAAACTTTCCTGTATGAAATTCGTCATCCATTTCTGATACTGCTTTCACTTTTTTTGGTTTACTTGTTTTTTTATAATCTACAAATTTAGGCATTTCTACTGACCAAACATTTTTAACACCCTCGTGATAATCTATACGTTCACAACCTAATAAATGCATAGCCTCTGCTGCACTTTTAAATGTTTTATCATTACCTAAAAATTTTTCAAAAGTTATTTTTTTAAAATAACATACATTTGTTTTAGAATCTAAGACTACATAGTTATCTTGTAATTTATCAAAGTCGTCTTCTTCAATGTGACTCTCAAAAAACTTTTTAAGAAAATTGTATTTTTCTTCTCCAAGTGTATCTTCGAATTTCATTTTTTCATTTTCTACTGCTTGTCTGACTATTGTCGACATGAGCATTTCAAAAGGGGATGGTCCTGATCTAGGCTTAGGTAAGGTAATCCAATAAATACCATACCTCAGTAGTTTGACTCTAAATGACTTTTCATCTTTCATATCTTCAGGGCCAATAACAATTTTTTCTCCTTGAAATACAAAAGAGTATTCAATTGACTTTGTGCTTCTAATAAATTCAATGTGTTCAAAATCATCAATTAAATCTGGAACTTGTGAGCCTATACCTAATTTTCTAAACTTACATTTATCCTTATCACATAGAGGTGTATTACATCTTAGATTATAATTTTTTTTACTAACAGAATTTGCTACTGTGTTAATTACTTCTCTCTCATCTAAAGGTGTAGAAAAAACTTCCTTATTTCTCTCTAAAAGAATATTAGTAATCTCTTTTTTTGAAAGATTACCATCAGCTTTTCGCATCTCTAAAACACCAATATTAAATAATAAATCATTTCTATGATTACCGGACCATTTTTCACTTATCATTTTTTGACAACATGGTGGGTAATGTTTCCAATCACTTTCAGGTTCATAATCTTTAACTTTAATTTTTTCTAAATCCTCTATTGATAAAGTTTTTTTCTTTACGATTTCTAGAAAAGTGCCAATCATTACAGGTGTATTGTTATCTGTGTATGCAAACTCAGTTGTAGCACTCATATTAAAATAAGGCATGTTTAAACATTTATTCATTGGAAAAACTTCTTGTGCTTGAAAAAAATCATTATTCCATTGATGTAATTTTTTTAAAACATCTTTAACTGGATACCAATTATCTAAAAATAAAAATAAATGTAAGCCACCCGATTTTGATCTTGCAGGGACTAAAGGTAAATTATATTCCTTGATTATATCTACTATTTTCTTTTGATTATAGCCTTTGTAATTATGTGGGTCGATATCAATACAACCCCATTTACATTTATTATCTTTTTCAGGTTTGATTCCTATTCTGGTTGTGCCTTCTAAATGTTCTTTCCAAGTTTGTTTTGTAATAGGTTCGTGGACCGTGAGTGTTTTAGCTTGAACCTTACCCCGTTCATCTACCTCTCCAGTAAGAGAGGTAGTAATGAACAGTTCAGGATTTCCCTCAAATATTTTTAAGAGTTGCTCCTCCATAAAAAATATTAAAATGGAACGCCAGTTTTTTCTTCGCTATTGTTTCCTTGAGTTTGGTTATCTTGAGTAAAATCTACTTTACCAAAAATATCACTCTTCATAGCACTTTGATAAAAGGCTTGAGTTGTTTCTAAACATTTCAAATGATCTTTAGTATTTAAAAATTTATCAAACTCAACTACCCATCCATACCAAGAGTTCTGTGAATTAGACTCTTTAGTTGTGCTTAACTTATAAGAAGTAGACCAAGATGGTGGATTAAACATACCATTTTTACCTTGTGCTCTTCTAGACATAATCATTGAGTTCCAAGTCTTTGATTTTTTCTTTTGCGTAGATTTCATAGTAATCAAAGCTTGTTCTATTGGATTATAGTTTTCATCTAAAATAAAAACAAAATGATTACCAGTATCTTCAACATAG